CTAACGCGCCCGATCACCGCGAAACCCCGTCCGTCCAGCGCTTGGCAAGGCGATGCGACAAACTCGCGTTGCGCTAACGTCGCAACGCTCAAACAGCCGCATCTTAAAATGGCCCAAGGCCACAGTCTCCGCTAAGGCGGCAAAGCCGCCAAGCTACGCCATGCCTTGCCAACCGCCTCCCGAACGGCGTGGCTCCACGGGCGACTCGTGCTAACGACTGCAGGGGTATATTCACCAAACCGAAGCCCGACAATGCCTTCAACACAATACTGATGCCAGTATTTACCGTACTGGTGAAGCTGGA